CAGAGGCAGAGTGCACCAGTATGTTTCTCTCGGAATGAAACTCATCAAGGTCAGTAATTTCTAACTCACGGAACTTATAGATGTCGGTATCACGTTGAAGAGTTCCCTCCTCAGGATGCTCTTCAAACTTATCAATTAATCTCTTACACACATCATCGGGGAGTGCGTTTTGCACCCCCATTAAAAAATCAACACTATGTTTCATCTATAAAACCTTACAGTGTATGGAGTTCCGTCAGAATTAAAAGTAGCAGTGCTATGACTGTAGACCTTTCTTGATGAAAAATCGTATTTAGTTTGACAGTGACGTTTCTGCCTATATCCAACAACGCCACGCTCATAACCGCCATTAGCAGATTCCATACCACCAATAACAGCACCAAATGCAGCACCCTTATCATCTCCAGTAACTGCCTTACCTAATAGACCGCCAACAATCATTCCGCCAAGAACATCGCTCTTTGATGTGTGATTATTGCTGCCAATGTTTCCATATATAGGAACATCAACCATAAAACAATCTTGATAGGGAGTAGATCTACTCACGTCTTTATAGTGATGAGTAACAGTAGGTTCGCTAGCAAAGGCGAGAGGTGAAGCAAGTAACGATACAAATAATAATTTTTTCATAATAATTTACCTTATTGTAAAAGCCATACGGCTAAGTGCGGTACAGTTACCGATAATACTACAAGGACACCAATAAGTACAGCAACATTTCCTTTATTCCATAACATAATAAGTCCTATTATACTACTTTTCTGTTGGTTCGTCAACAGTTTCTTTTAAATTTTCTTCATTGATATCATGCCCATGATAGGTCTTTCGATATATCTCTTTTATCCCATCAATATCTTCTTTGACTAATACCAATAATTCTAAAATCTTTTCCCTAGCTTCGGGAGTGAGGTTTAACTTCTTTCCATCATCCTCTGCAAAAGCGAGAGAGGACACAAACAATAAAACACTTAAAGCATATTTCATAAAAACTCCGACTAAATTAATTTACTCACATAGTCATAAGTTAGTAGCAATATGTAACCTATCAGGAAACCTTGTCCAAACATCATGACTAAATCTTTTATTTCTTTCCACTTCATACTAGTTTCCCCTAGTTAAAAAGCCCCTGCACCGAAGTACAGGGGCAAACACCTATTTTAATTAAGACTCTTGAGCCAGTTTAGCAAAGTAACTCAAAGTGTCGTCATCGTTACTACTGCCAGCCACTGGTGCAGTCTCAGCTGGTGCTGCTTCGCTCATAGTTGGAGCAGGAGCAGTTTCATCTAAGTCAATAGACTCAGCAGTTGTTACAGGTCGTGCTTCTTCACCAAGAACTTTCATCAATCGAGACTTTAGGTCGTCATATGATTTGTAGTTCTTAGGATCAACAAAGTCCTGCAGAGAGTATAAACGATTATATACACCCTCAAGTGCTTCATCATCACCATTTGCTACTTCCGAAGAAGAGGCAAACTCTGAACGATCGTAGTTACGATACCCTTCAACATTTCGGATCTTCAATTTAAAGTCAGCACCTTCCCAGAAATCAAATGGGTTCATTGGTGACTCATCAGCAAACTCTGGCTTCATAGCGTCCATTAGTTTGTCAAAGATTTTCTTACCGAACTTGTAAAGGAATACTTTTCCTTCGTTCTGTGGGTTAGAAGGATCCGATACAACCATAATATTAGAGACATAATGTAGTCGACGTTTACGCTGACGTACAATCTCTTTATTAGATTCGATTCCCGAGTTCCACAATTCCGAATTAGCTTCTGATACTGGGTCTTGTTGCCCGATAGAAGTCAAGGAATTTTCAATGTACCAAAGACCGCTTGGACCTTTGAAACCATGATCCCAATATCTCTGCCACGGCAGATCTTCGCCCTCAGCAGCAGGTAGGAATCGAATAACAGCATAGCCATTACCGCTCTTATCTACTTCTGGTTTCCAGAAACGATCGTCTATATTTCTAGATTGCTTTTGATCTCCACCACCTGCAGCTTGCGCAGCTTTTACTAGGTCGTCGATGGATGAGGTTCGGGTTTTTTTAAGATTTGAAAAAGACATATTTATTTCTCCGTTTTATATCGTATATTTTCGTATGTTTGTATATCTGAATTATCCACATGTATCACATAATATAAGACTGTATTATACCTTATTTTGACTAAGAAGTAAACCCCTCAAGAACAATTTTTTTACATTTCTTCACATCGGGATTTACAAACGACTGGTACTTCGTCACCTTACGATAAACATCTGGCCAGAGTAATGTCTCTGTTATCTGCTTATTGGCTCGGTTCATAAAGCCAGTCATTTTATTAAGGATAGCCACAGATTCTAGCAGTATATCGCCCTGCAGATATCGCTTAATTAATGGAGGATGCTCACCATTTACAGAAGTAAGTAAATCGTCAAGCGATCCTTCGAGGTTATTTATATCGTTTTTAAAGTTATATGAGAGACTCTCGTGAATCTTCTTATAGTGGGCATAGTTTCGGTCTCCTTCACCATTGACCATCTCTCCTACCCATGATACTTCGTTGATAAAATTAGCCACGTAAAAACTCACCAGTTCCTGTTGATTGCTCATCTTCTTTCCAACCTTAGCAAAGAAATACTTATCTCTGCGTTTAAAGAAAGACTGTGGGCTGGCACTGGTTTTAAAATTATACTTTACAGCATCGTATGAATCAGTCTCGAAATGTAGCTTCAGAGACTGGTACAAACGGTATGAGTCAAAAGAGTCAACACTCATACTGGTAAACTATTTCCCTTGGGGATTAAGTTAAGGTTCATCGCTTCTGCTTCTAGCTTTGCTTGTAACGAGGCAGATAGCAATCGCTTTGTAGTAGAAGGATCTATATTATTCTTCTCGCATATATGAATAATAGAATCCATCACTGAGGAGTTTGTTCTCTTGAGGTATTTCTCGACTGCAGTAGAAAACCTTTTTTGAGTTAAGATTGAATCGATTAAATCTTCTGTCATCATTTTGCTTCTCTATAAAATAAGTGGTCATCAATTTGCATGACGTATTCAAAGGAATCTGCCCAGTAAGGTTCTACAGTTTTAGCATGGTAATGTGTAGACCCATAGGATAAATCATACTCGTCCAGATACATCCTCTTGGCAGCGTTTACTACTTTCTTGATATGATTATAAGCATCTTCTTCTCTGGGTCTATCGCTCAAACCATCGCAATACCAAGAGAACTGGCATTTGTTACGAATAATTTGTCCAAGGGAGTTACGCTTCGTTTGTTCTGTAACATCGCAAACAGTGTCGGGGAATTTATCGCTTTGTATTCGATTTAACACTACATGCGTAACAGCAGTAATGCCAGAGTCCGATTGATTACGGGATTCAAAGTATGCGTTCTTCCATAGACATTCCATTTCTATAGAAGAAGCAAGCATAAGAGATAGGTATAACATTATGCGTCAACCTTGAGAAGAACGCAGTCCTTATTGATCCTTCCGTTAGGTGTTATCTCTTTAGTAGTTAAGGCAGTGAATGCCTTGTCGAATTGACGAACAGTCTTAGTAGCCATAGGAATAAACTCATCTGGCTTCCGCATCTTCTTGGCTCGAGACTTATCTTTATCCCAGCCATGGACAGTAGTACCCTTGACCTCAAACCCAGCAGTACGCTCAGAGAAGTATTCCGTGATTGTCTTATACTTTGTATTAACAACAATCAGACGACTGGCTCCAATCAGCGTTACAGGATTCACCGAAGCGATCTTAAGATCGTTATCTTCCTTGAGGTATTGTAGACGAGACACTTGTTTATCTGCTGCCTTGGGCTTCTTAACACGAGTGGTTCGTTTTGCTTTGGTTGCTACCTTTGCTTTGGTAAGATCAGCCAAGGCATCGTTACAGAATTTTACTCGACGATTAAGTTCTTTACGAGACAGATGATCATACGCTTCAACAGCTTGCTCACAAGACTTATCAAGAGCATCTGTATATTCCTTTAACCAAGACTCGATATAGTTACTGACGATATTAATACCACCACCCTTGATCTCATACTTTTTAATTAGAGTATAAACATCAATGTCTGTGGTGTTACCATCCATCCAAGCATCTTCGAGTGCGTCAAAGTCATTCATGATTGTATCATTTACTTTACGAGCCATCAACTGCTGTACAGTAGGTCGTGCTTTTACCACAGTCTCGTCTTTGGACTCTTTCTTGGAGGCAAGAATACTAAGACCCTTTTCCTTTAGAGAGGCAAAGTGCCCATGGATACGATCAGCATACTCCTGCCACTTATCACCAAACTCATAACCTTGATTAAGATAATGCGCAGTAGCACCCCAGTGACAATATGTACTGAATTCATACTCGGGATTAGCAAGGATTGCTTGAGCATCAGACTTATCAAACGCAGATTTAATCCAACCTTTGATTACTGATGAAGTGGCTTTACTGTCGATTTCGTACTGGAAATGATGTTTAGCTTTTGCAAAGTCATTAGTCGGAACTGCAGCTAACCCAGTTTTTACTCGACGACGAACGGTGGTTTTACGTTTAGCCATAACAAAGACCTCAAATTAAAAAAGTATTATACTACACTTAGAAACAAAAGTAAACACTTATTTTTCGTTTTCGTGTTTTACTTCTTGACATTCTTTAAATCTACGCATTGATGTTCTGACTCCATAATCGTCATCGGTATTATCAATCAATGCAGCAAGGTAAGACAACATTATGATTCTAAGATATTTGATTAGTTCCGCCTCATTGTAGAGTAGTGTTTAGGATCGTCTCCCTTACCAACAGGAACAAGATTAGACTTATGCATAGTAGCAATACCAACAAGGTAATCACCAGAGTATTCATTACGTTCTGGTCTATTGGTAACATCAGAAGACGCAGGGGAATCTCCGCTAGGATAGTCTACAGTATCACGTACATAATTATTATCTGGCACATATGCCTCGAATTTTTTACGTTTAGTTACTGTACCAAGAGAAAACTTTTTTTCATAATCACGCATTAATTTTTCTTTGCGTAACTCCTCTTGTCTTGCACGTTTTTTCCAAGCAGGTGTACTCATATTAACTCCAGTCGATACTAATACGAGTATCGCCTTTACCATTCCAATGATAGGTACAGCCCATCTCTTCAATGATAGAGAGAATCTCTTTAAGGTTCTTAACACCTTTAGCATCACCAGCAAAATTAAAGCAAGATTCAGAGATCTCGTCAGAGGAAAATGTAGGCATAGTACCATCTCCATCCCAGTTCTCTAGCATGTCGTAGTATGCTTCCTCACCCTCTTCCCAATCATCAATGTCAACAGCACAATCCTGCTCATGATTAAAAAGAACCTTGCGTAGGTCTACATCCTTATACTCTATCTCTTTACCATCCTTGTCTTCACGGATGAGATAACCATCCTTATCATACTGAGCATCAAAGTAGTCGGGCACATCATCCCACGCACAGGTAGAACAACAGTAATGTGCCCATCCACAATACCAACCCTCTTCACGGAGTCGGTCAAATAAAACTTCTAGTTTATTCTTCGCCACGTGAGATCCTTCCTTCGATAATTTTAAGATCACGTTTTAATCTTTCTTGCTTCTTTTTAGCAACACGCTCTTTCCATTCTTCTTGCATCACCTGCAGGTCTTTCACCAGCTCAACAAGAACCCATCCAAAAAAGACTAATATAGCAACAGCACCAATATTTTCCATTAGTTCCACTCCTTCTCTATACCATAGGTTTGCTCATACGTCTCACCATAATACTTTTCAGCATAGGCAGAACTATCAGTATAAGCATTAACGTTAGAAGCATCATCAATCTTTGAATACTTCCTTTCTAAAGCAGCAGTATCATGCTCTGGTTTTTTTGTAGCAGCACGTACTGCTTTGCGAGACTTCGCCTGTAATTTACTTTTACGCTGTACTTTTTTAACAGCTTTTGCGATTAACTTCAGGCGTGCGTCTTTTTCTTTCTTAGTCATATATTTATTCCTCATTCGAATTTGGAAATAAGTGAGTGCTGAAATCTTTAAGTTTATGATACTTAGCATCAGCAGCATCAAAAATGTTATTGAAGGATACCATATCCCTGTGGTGCATCATGTCAATAATACATTGAAGGTCACCAAGTTCTTTCTCGAGTTTATCATGATCATTACCGAAACGGAGAATCTTAGAGCATTCTTGAGCAACCTCAGCACACTCCTCCATTAGGATAATTAGCAGTTCTTCTTGGGCATTATTCATGACGGCATAGTCCAATCAACAGATTCAGTCAACTCATTCAATATAGAGTTAGAGGCAATCATTTCTTCTTT